CCACGCCAAAAATTTCTAAAAAATCCAGAAAACCTGTGTCAAACGGCGGACATAAAAAAGCCCCCGGCTGTTACACCGAGGGCGAAGCAATGGAGATAGCAACGACAACCGCTTGCGCAGCCGTCAGAAAACAGTGTACAGTGCGGCCATCGAGGTTACAAGGCCCTGCGCCTACCTACGCGATCACATGCTGGAACACTTGGTGCACTTTAATCCGGAAGTATCACCGCCCGGGCCCATGACAACGCTGGACGACGCCAGCGTGCAGGATTTGCTGTCGGCCAAGATTGCCACGTCCGACTGGCTGGAAGAAATTGGCGCGCCTCCAGACGAAGAGGTGGATGCCCAGATCGAGAAGGCCCACGCCAGAAAAGCGTTTGGAGCCCTGACCACCCAGACGGACACGTTGGAGCAGAAGGCGGCCATCGCCACCTTGAAGACGCCCGAGGCCGTGCGCCACATCACGGGCATGCTCACCGCCTACGACTGGGAGTTCATCGAGCAGGCCAAGGAGCTTCGCGGCTACACGGTGGCCAAGATCGTTGAGGAAACGACCAACACCAACCCCAACATCCGCTTGAAAGCGCTCCAACTGCTGGGCAAAGTCACCGAGGTGGGCTTGTTCACCGAGCAGATTCAGGTCAAAACCGCCCCCGCCAGCGACGCCGAACTCGATGCGCGCATCAAGGAGAAGCTGGGCAAGTTCATGGGCGTCATCGACGTGGTCGATGTGTATACGGAACCCGAAAAATTAGACACGTCGGGCGAATCTGTCGCAGAAATCGACGAAAACGTGACGGATATAGGTGAAAACCCTGACCAGCCTGACCAAACTGGAGCTTGAAGCGCTCCAAAAGGCGCTCCCGCACATGAGTGCGACGGAGAAGGCTGAGCTTCTTCAGGACTTGGAGGAGCGCGAGAAGCGCGCACGCCTTGCGGCGGCCCAAGACAACATGCTGGGCTTTGCCACGTCGGTCTACCCCGGGTTCAAGATCGGGCCACACCACAAAAAGCTGGCCAAAATCTTCACGGACGTGATTGAAGGAAAAAAGAAGAGGGTCATAATTAATATTGCCCCTCGCATGGGCAAGTCCGAGTTCTCGTCCTACTTGTTCCCGGCGTATTTCCTCGGCAAGTACCCCCAAAAGAAGATCATCATGGGCACGCACACGGCGGGCCTGTCTGAGGACTTCGGGCGCAGGGTCAGGAATCTGATTGAAGGCGACGAGTACCAGGAGCTGTTCTCCGGCACCAAGGTGGCCGACGACCAGAAGGCTGCGGGCAAGTGGTCCACGGGCGCGGGTGGCCAGTACTACGCCGCAGGCGTAGGGGGCGCTCTGGCTGGACGGGGCGCGGACCTGTTTGTGATTGACGACCCCCACTCTGAGCAGGACGTAAAGGCCAACAGCCGGCTGGCGTTCGATACTGCGTGGAGCTGGTTCCAGACAGGCCCACTGCAGCGCCTGATGCCGGGCGGCGCCATACTGATCATCATGACCCGGTGGGGCAAGCTGGACCTGACCGGGCGTCTGCTGGACTATCAGACGAAGAATCCCGAGTCAGAGCCTTGGGAGGTGGTGGAGCTACCGGCCATCCTCAACGAGGACACGGAGAACGAGAAATCGCTCTGGCCCGAGCAGTGGCCGCTGGAGACGCTCAAGCAGAAAAAAGCCGCCCTGGACCCGCAGTATTGGAACGCCCAGTACATGCAGAACCCGGTGTCCAACACGGCGGCGATCATCAGCCGCAAACTCTGGCGCATATGGGAGCCCGACGAGCCGCCGCGCTGCGACTACGTGATCCAGTCCTGGGACACGGCGTTTGAGGCCAAGACTAGCGCCGACTACAGCGCCTGTACTACCTGGGGCGTGTTCTACAACGAGGAAGAGGACGACAAGGCGCAGATCATCCTGCTCGACGCGTTCAAGGACAGGATGGCGTTCCCCGAGCTCAAGGCCGTGGCGCTCAAGCACTACAAGGAGTGGCAGCCCGACGCGTTCATCATTGAGAAGAAAGCCGCTGGGGCCCCCCTGATACAGGAGCTGCGCAAGATGGGCATCCCGGCGCAGGAGACCAACCCGAGTCGGGGCAACGACAAGATCAGTCGGGTCAACGCCATCGCGGACCTGTTTGCCTCGGGGATGGTCTGGTGCCCGGACACCCGGTGGGCCCGGGAGGTCATCGAGGAGGTGGCGTCGTTCCCCAACGGAGACAACGACGACTACGTGGACACCACGTCACAGGCACTGTTACGATTCAGGCAAGGCGGCTTTATCGCTCTTGACAGCGACGAGCCCGACGAGCCACGCTTTTTCAAACGCCGGGCGCGGGCGTACTATTAAGGATACACAATGGCCACCAACATCGACAAGGCGCTCTACAGCGCACCCACCGGCATCGAGGAGCTTGCTCAAAACGAGGAGCCCATTGAGATTGAGATCATTGACCCCGAGCAGGTCAACATCCATGCGGGTGATCTCGACGTGTCCATCACCCCAGGTGAAGACGACGATCCGTTCGCGGCCAATCTTGCCGACGAGCTGGACGAGGCGGAGCTGGCGACGCTGGCCGGCGAGCTTGCCGATGACATCACCAACGACCTGGGCTCACGCAAGGAGTGGGAGAAGTCCTACGTGCAGGGCTTGAAACTGTTGGGGCTGCAGTACGAGGAGCGCACGGAGCCGTGGGACGGCGCTTGCGGCGTGTTCCACCCGATGATCACCGAGGCGGTGGTCAGGTTCCAGTCGGAGTCGATCACAGAGACGTTCCCGGCCCAGGGCCCGGTCAAGACCAAGATCATTGGCCGACAGACGCCGGAGAAAGACGAGGCTGCAGACCGGGTGCAGGACGACATGAACTACGAGCTGACCGAGGTCATGCGCGAGTTCCGTCCAGAGCACGAGCGCATGCTCTGGAGCCTGCCGGCCACCGGCTCGGCGTTCAAGAAGGTCTACTACGACCCCAGCCTGGGGCGACAGGTCAGTATGTTTGTGCCCGCCGAGGACATCATATTGCCCTACGGGACGACTGACTTGGACACCTGCTACCGTGTAACGCACACACTGCGCAAAACCAAGAGCGAGATCATCAAGCTGCAGCAGGCGGGGTTCTACAGAGACATCGAGCTGCCCGAGCCGGACAAGAGCAAGACCGACATCCAGCAGGCCAAGGACAAGGAGACGGGCTTTTCGGACCTCAACGACGACCGATACACCCTGTATGAGAGCCACGCGGACCTCGTGATCAAGGGCGACGAGCACACAGAGTGTGACGAGGACGGCCAGCCGCTGGGGATCACGCTGCCGTACGTGGTGACGGTACTAAAAGGCAGCAACGAGGTGCTGGCCATCCGCAGAAACTGGACGCCAGACGACAAATTGCACCTCAAACGGCAGCATTTTGTGCACTACCAGTACATTCCGGGCTTCGGAGCGTACGGTTTTGGCCTTTTTCACCTGATCGGGGGCTACGCCAAGAGCGCAACGAGCATCATGCGCCAGTTGGTGGACGCAGGCACGCTGTCGAACCTGCCCGGGGGCTTAAAAACCCGTGGTTTGCGCATCAAAGGCGACGACACACCCATCGCTCCGGGCGAGTTTCGGGATGTGGACATCTCCTCGGGGGCTCTGCGGGACAACATCCTGCCCCTGCCGTACAAAGAGCCGTCGGCTGTGCTGGCGGGGCTCATGGACAAGATCGTCGAGGAGGGGCGCAGGTTCGCAGCCACCGCAGACATGAAGGTCAGCGACATGTCTGCTCAGGCCCCGGTGGGCACAACGCTGGCCCTGCTGGAGCGTCAGCTCAAAGTGATGACGGCCGTCTCTGCCCGGCTCCACTTCTCGTTCAAGCAGGAGCTCAAGCTGCTGGCGGGGCTGATCCGCGACTACACGGACGAGGACTATGACTACGAGCCGGTCGATGCACCGCGCAAGGCCAAAAAGGGCGACTACAGCCACGTCGAGATCATCCCGGTCAGCGACCCCAACGCGGCCACCATGAGCCAGCGTGTTGTCCAGTACCAAGCGGTTATCCAGATGGCGCAGATGGCCCCGGACATCTACGACCTGCCCAAGCTGCACAGGGGTATGTTGGAGGTGCTGGGCATCAAGAACGCCGCTGAGCTTGTGCCGCTGGAGGACGATCAGAAACCGAAAGACCCGGTCTCGGAGAACATGGCTGCGCTTAAGGGTGAGCCGCTCAAGGCGTTCATGTACCAGGACCACGAGTCGCACATCAAGGTACACACCTCGGCCATGCAGGATCCGATCATCATGCAGCTCGTGGGGCAGAACCCCAGAGCGCCGCAGATTCAGGCAGCCATGACGGCGCACATCGCAGAGCACGTTGGGTTCGCATACAGGCAGAAGATTGAGCAGCAGCTCGGCATGCCGCTGCCGCCACAGGACGAGAAGCTACCGCCCGAGATCGAGCTGCAGCTCTCAGCCATGATGGCCCAAGCCGCGCAGCAGGTGCTCCAGCAGAGCCAGTCTCAGGCCGCCCAGCAGCAGGCCCAGCAGCAAGCGCAAGACCCCGTGCTTCAGATGCAGCAGCAAGAGTTGCAGCTACGCGGGCAGGAGCTGCAGATCAAGATGCAGGAGGCCCAGATCAAGGAGAAGCAGATGGCCATCGACGCTGCCGCCCGGGCCGATGAGCTGGCGCTCAAGCGCGAGGAGTTGACCGCACGCATGCAGTTGGAGGGCACCAAGGTGTCTCTCAAAGCGCGCTTTGATACCGAGCGGCTGGCCGCTGAGCAGCAGCGTGACGGCGTTCGCATGGGTGTGGACATCGCCAAGACTAAAGACCAGATGGCCGCGCAGCGGATACAGCAGCAACAAAAGGATAGACCAGCCAAATGATCCAAGATTTCGCACGCGTACTGCGCGAGAAGCTACGCACCGACATGAACAACTACGCCGATGACTTGGCCGGCGGAGCATGTCGCTCATTTGACGAGTATCAAAAACTCTGTGGGGTGATTCAGGGTCTTGCCCTTGCAGAGCGTCATTTAATCGACCTTGCAGAGAAAGTTGAAAAAGCCGATGAGTGAAATCCTCCTACCACCCGGCATTAGTTTGCCGCCGACCATCCAGCCAATTGAAAAGCCCAAGGAAGACACGTCGTCTGAAGAAAAAGCGACGAGCCTGCCCCGGCCGACAGGTTGGAAATTACTCTGCATCGTGCCAGACGTTTCGGAGAAACTTGACGGCACGGAACTGGACTTGGTCAAACCCACGTCCATTTTGAAACAGGAAGAGCACGCCACCACGGTGCTGTTCGTCCTGGAAGTCGGCCCCGACGCGTACAAAGACCAAGCCAAGTTTCCAAACGGGGCGTGGTGTGAGAAGGGTGATTTCATCTTGGTGCGCACCTATTCGGGCACACGCTTCAAGATTTTTGGCAAGGAGTTTCGATTGATCAACGACGATCAGGTCGATGCGGTGGTGCAAGACCCTCGCGGTATTACTCGCGCATAAGGAGCGATCATGGCAAGCGAATTTAAGTTTCCTGACGAGCAGGACGACAAGGACGACAAGATCGAGATTACGACATCGGGTGAAAGCGATGTCGAGATTGAGATCGTAGACGACACCCCCGAGCGTGACCGGGGCCGTAAACCGTTGGATCGGGAGGTCTCAGACCCCACCGATGACGAGCTGGACAGTTACACCGAGGGCGTCAAAAAGCGCTTGAAGGAGCTGACCCACGCCCGCCACGACGAGCGCCGGGCCAAAGAAGCCCTGGCCCGCGAGAAGGCAGAGCTGGAGCGGCTGGCGCAAGCGATGGTGGACGAGAACAAGCGTCTCAAGCAGTATGTGCAGTCGGGCACCGAGCAGTA